GGCGATTGGGCACGGTGCCGTGATGGCGGACGAATGGGCCGATTTCAATCCTACAGCAGCGCCTGCCGGGGGCGGTGACGAATGGGCTGATTTCAAGCCAACGACCCGTCCGCCCGCCGATGATGTGTCCGCCGGCATGGTGTTGCGCGGAATTCCCGTGCTCGGGGCCTATATCCCGCAGGCCGAAGCGGCCCTCAAAGCCGCAGCGCAACCACTTAGCGGTGCTGGGGAGCCGGGGGCGTCATGGTCGGAACGCTATGCGGCCAATCTGCCGAAGCGGCAGGCCCGCTATGCCGAGGTTGAAAAGGAGCAGCCGATTGCCTCGGCGGCGGCGCAGATGCTTGGCGGTTCGCTGGCGCTGGCCCCTCTCGGGGCAACCGCACTGGGCGCCCGTGCGCTGGGCGGGGTTGGCACGCTCGGGCAAAGGGTCGTGGCTGGGGGGCTATCAGGGGCCGGCATATCGGCTGCGGATGCCTTGGCACGGGGGGAGGATGTCACCACGGCGGCCGAGCTGGGCGGCGGCATCGGGGCGGCGCTCCCGGTGATCGGATCTGCGGTCGGCCGCATTGGCCGGACGGCCAGGGGCTATCTCGGCTCGCCGACGGCCGACGAACTCAAGCCGGCGGTGGATGCTGGCTATGCAGCATTGCGGGCGGCTGACCTCGAAATCAAGCCGCAAGCGATCCAGAGCACGGTTAACCGGATCAGGATCGACCAGGAAATACATCCCAAGCTCGCGCCGCAGGTTAGTGGACTGCTGGACGATGCCGCCAATAAGGGCATCATGTCGCCGCTGACCGGGCTCAGTGGCGGCGTTAAATTCGATGACCTCGACAGCTTGCGTAAGCAGCTTGGCGCGGTTGCGCGCAATTACACCAACCCCACCGAACAGAAGGCGGCGCGTGACGCCATGCGCGGCCTTGACGATTATCTGGCCAAGATTTCGCCCGCCGATGTCTTGAAGGGCGACGCCGCGCAGATCGCCAAACTGGCGGCCGAAACCCGCGGCAATGCGGCGGCAGAATTCCGCCTGCGGGCAATTGATGCAATACGCGAGCGCGCCGAGAATGCAGCGGGCGCGGCCAACTCCGGTATGAACGTTGAGAACGCCTATCGGCGGGAACTGAAAAACTTTATCCGTCCTAACAACAAGGGCATTTCCCCGGCAAAAAAAGAAGGCTTCACCCCGGAGGAAATCAACCGCATGCGGGTGGCCACCCGCAGCACGTCATTTCCAAATATGTTGAGGCTGGTTGGAAATATGCTCGGCGGTGGCGGGGGTATAGCCACTACTGGACTAGCAAGCGCGGGTTACCTATCAGGAGACCCGAGATTTTATGCGGCTGCGGGGCTTGGGTTGGGTGCCCGCCGCATGTCCAACGCCATGATGCGCAACCGTGCCGAAATGCTCTCCCGCATGACTGCGGCCCGCTCGCCATTGGCAACGCAGATGGGTGTTGGCGGGCCTACGGGGCCGGCACTCAATCTTGGGCCAGCGCAAGGAGTGATACTCGGCGGCGCTCCCTCACTATTCGACATGCAATAGGAGGCGATAATGCTGGAAATGGCAATCAGTGTGCTGTGGTTCCTGATCGGCCTCATTGTCCTGGCCGGTATTATTTATCTGGCCATATGGGTGATCGAAGCCTTCGTCTGGCCGATCCCGGATCAGGTCAAAAAGGGCATCTGGGTTATCGTGCTGCTGTTGGCGCTGATCGCGCTTATCACAGTGCTGGCCGGTGGCGGCACGATGCGGATCCCGTTCGGACGGCACGGGTGACCCAGGATAGGGTTATCGGCATTGTCGTAGGCTTCACCACCGTGGCCATCACCTTGCTTGTGCTCGGGCAGTTCGAGCGCGCGGCCGAGGGCCGGGTGCCGTTTGACTGCTTCGATCCGACCGAGCGCGAGCGCGTGCGCGAGCTTGCGCTCAAGGGCATCGATGATGGATTGCAGGGAGCAATCTCCCATCTTTATTCGATTTGGCAGAAAGACCCCGACAGCGACCAACCCAAACGCGCACAAGTGGGTGTCGCAAACGCGATCAATGCACATGCCCGCGCGCGCAAGTTCACGCTCGCCTGGCAACCGCCCACCTGTCCACCGGAGAAATGACATGCCGCTGACCATCATCAACGGGCCGATCATCGACGCCGGCGAAAGCCTGAGTGCCGGCATCGATTGCTCGGCTGGGCCGATCGTCAAGATCACGATGCCCGGCAACTTCGTCGGCGACACGATCACCTTTCAAACGTCGTCCGACGGGATCATGTACAACGACATTTTCGATCCTAGTGGCACCGAGCTGATGTTTCGGGTGATTGCCGGCACCGGCATCATTGGCATGCGACTGACCACCGGCTTCGTCAAATTCAGATCCGGCACCCGCGAGCGGCCGGTGGTGCAGCCGGAGCTGCGCGAGTTTGCGGTGGCGCTGGATGTGGCCTCGGCCCCGGCGGGCACCAATGAATTGCGGGTGCGGCTGCTGGGAGGGTTTGCGCCATGAAGGTTGTGATCTCGTCCGGCCATGGCAAGCACATCCGCGGCGCCTCGGGCTATATTGACGAGGTGGACGAGGCGCGCAAGGTGGTGGAGAGCGTGGCTGATGGCCTGCGCGAGAATGGTGTGGAAGTTACGACCTACCATGACAATGTGAGCGACGATCAGTCCGAGAATTTGACGCGCATATGTGATTTTCACAATTCGAAAACACGCGACCTCGACGTGAGCGTGCATTTCAACGCCTACGAAACCACGCAAAAGCCCATGGGCTGCGAGGTGCTTTATGTGTCATCGAGCGGCCAGGAGATTGCCGACGATGTCGTTGACCGTATTTGCGGTGTATCCGGGCTGATCAACCGCGGCCCGAAGAAACGCACCGATCTTAAATTTCTCAACGCAACCGAGGAAACGGCCATTTTAATTGAGACTTGCTTCGTTGATAGCAGGGCCGATGTGGACATCTACTACCAGTATTATGACGTGATCTGTGGCGCGATTGCCGACGCCATTGCTGGGGAAGATAGCGGGGAGCCAATTCCCCCAGAGCCACCCGAACCGCCGAGCTCCGTGCTGTTCGCCGCTGCGGGAACGTGCTCGACCTTTGGGGGGCCAGACGATACCGGCGTTAGCCCGAGCGAAGGCTTGGCCATGTGGTATGAGCCAGAGGAGTGCCCCTGGCTCATGCTCGAAAAGCAGCCGCCCGGCACGACCGGGATGGCACGGCGTTTAGATCCCGGGGTATTTTACCTTGCGGCCCGTTGGGACTATTCGGTCACTCCCAAGGAAATGTTGAGGGGCCCGCAGATGGCGATGGTCACCAACGCAGACACCGGTGTGCAGCGGCTTGCCCACGTTGCCGATTGGGGGCCGCACGAAGAACAGACCGGCCGGGCCGCAGACCTCTCCCCGGGGTTGGCCGACAGCCTTGGCGTGAGCACTGACGACGAAGTGCACGTCATGTATCCCTACCGCCCTGCCACACCCACCAGCTAACCAGTGCCGCCCCGATTAACGCTACGGCCAGCACGCCGATTGCGGTCACCAGCACGACCTGATCGCCGGTCATCGCAGCGGCACCGCGCAGCCGGCGAGCACGATCGCCAGCACCGTGCCGCAGGCGATGCAGAACAGTACCCAGCCGAAGGGCGCGGCCCAGTTCGGGATCATTTCCGTTCCCAAAAGCCGCGGCCCGGCGCCGTTGTTGCGGCAAGACGCCGAGCCGCTGACGGCCGCCTGGAGGGTGAACCCCAGCGACCGTGTTCGCTTACGCGCTCGCGACGTTGAGCGGCGCTTGTTTCCTGCGCCGGATCAGAGCCAGACCAGCAAGCCCAGCACCAAAGAGCGCGAAGGCGGGCGGGATTGGCACCGCTGCGAGCGGCACGATATAGAAGCTCTCCGCGCCGTCAGATGCGCCTTGCCATGCTGCCCGGAAGATCAGACGGTCGCCGATATAGGGAGCAAGGTTGAAGCCGCTGATCAGATAGTCGCCCTTGCCATTGCCGTTGTTGATATCCGGCAATGCCAGTGAGCCGGTAAAGTCAAAGATGACTCGTTCGCCGATTGGCAAGTCAAGATCGATCAACTGAAACGCGGTTATCGTTTCCTCGCCTTTTGCAGTGTTAACATCGATGACAACGCCGAAGGTGCCACCGGCATCAGTGAACGCCTGTAGCAGCGATCCGTTGTAAGGAAGCGCATTGACTTCCAGATTGCCAGGGAGTGGTCCACCACCAATGATATTGGTGGAGAAGGTGTTGAAGCTCGTCAGGTTGCCTGTCGAGGTGAAGTCGTTGTACCCGAAGTTAGCGGGCTGATTGCCACCTGCGCTCGTGCCGCAGATGATGCAGGGATTGCTTAGTGACTGCGGAACCTCCAGCCCGGCGGGCAGCGCCGTGATCGTCAGATTGTTGAGTACGGCTGCGCTGGCTGGTGTAGCAAGCGCCGTTCCTGCCAGCAGGACGGCAGCTAGTAGTAGTTTTTTCATCGTGATCTCCGGAAGGTGCTGCGGAAGTGCAGCGCACCAAGCCGCCCATCCCTAGGCGCGCTGCGCTGAACTACTTGGGCCGATAGAAACATGGTTGGGAGCATGGACAAGAGCACCGTGAGCGACGATAGCTCAACGATATCAATGAGCCGTGGCCGAAACTCAGATGGCCACAGTGGTGTTTCTGCAAGTGTCATGCCGTCTCACGCCGTTTCATTTTCGTCAATGTTTTCATTGGTTTGGTGTCGCCAGTCGTCTCATCCCGTTTCTGTCTGTCGTACTCCATCGCGCGTTGAAACATGGACGAGAACATGGACAGGCTTTCGTAGCAGTAACTCCACATCCCTCCGTTTGATCAACGAGACTGACCCGAGCTTGTGAATGGTGAGATCGCCGGTCTTCACGCGCCGATACAGCGTCGCGCGGCTGATGCCCAGCATGGCGCAGACCTCGGGGACGCGGTAGGCGAGACGGTCGGTCATGGTTGCCTCGTTAATTCAGACGCCGCCCCAACGCATTGATTGGAGCAATGGATAGGGCGGCGCCGATCCGCCGATCGGGGGGGTACGGATCCCGTCGGCGAAACTGTCATGGCTTTGGCTCCAGTGCGCGGCGGGCGGCGAGGGGCTGACCGGCGAGCGCAGCGCGGGCGAGGGCTTGGAAATAGTCTGCATCCGTGGCGTCCTGCTCGCGTGCAATCTCTTGCAGCCACGCCGTGAGCCGCTCGATCTCGGCGGCGGCCTCGTCATAGAGTGTCGGCGGTTCATCATCTTTATGATAGCGGCGCAGCCGCTCAACGATGTCGGTCATTCCCGCCTCGCCGGTTTGCGGATGATCTCGCCCGCGAAGTTGCGCCACGCCCTGATCGTGCGGTCGCGCCTGATGCCAGCGGCGCTCGCGCGGACCCGGTTCGATTTGGCAATAGTCGGAATGTCTTGCTTCGTGGTCTTGGCACCATGACAGCCGACGCACAGGCATTGGCAATTCTCCAACGAATTGTCTCCACTGAATTCCGACGGGTTGCGGTGGTCATAGTGAAACTTGCCAAACACCAGCAGCCCGCCGCAGCCCTCGCAACGGCCCATGGCGCGGCGGAAGGCGGCGAGCCTGGTCGCCTTGCTGAATTCAGCGCGGCTCATCTGCAAACACCACTCCGTTCTGGACGCCCCAAGCGGTGATCAACTCGATCAGCTCGATCATGTCGCGCTTGCTCAATTTGCTGGATTGCAGCCCATAGGGCACGAAGGTGGCGTTATCGAGCGATGGCAGGAATTCCACCTGTTGGCCCATGGCGTGCAGGAATAGCGCCTTCCACTGATCGGGGGCATAGTAGCGCCCGCAATGCTGTTTCTGTGCTGCGATCTCTGTGAGCATGGCCCACATCTTGGCATTCTGCTCGAGCGAGCGGCGTTCCTCCTGCACGATCATGCGATAGGCAGCGCCGCTGGTGAACGACTTCTCTGCCAGCCGTGAGGCAGTGCGGCGGGGGATCATGGCGCGCCCGTTCCACTCGAATGTGATAGCGGGGGCGTTCATGCCGCCTCCTGCCCGTACCGCTTGCGGAGCAGATCCACAGTGGCGTCGAGATCGATGAGGAATTGCTCGGTCTGGATATCCAACTCTGCGATGCGTTTGTCGTCGCGCATGATCCGCGTGATGTGCAAACGCATGGGTTCGGGCAGGCGCCGATCGTAGGAAACGAAGTCGCACCATTGCCGGCCCGTGCATGCCATCTGGAATTGCATTTGGTCGATATAGCCGGGATCGATCTTTCCGCCGAGCAGCGTGTCGATGTGCTGGCTCGTGTTCGGGCACTTGATCTCCACCAGCCCGTCCTTCCCGACCAGCCCGTCGGGCGAGGCGCCGGCCATGTCGATCGTGGGGTGCGGGACAAACCCTACTTCCTGCACGTCCACGTCAGCCTGGAAGGCATAGGCGGCGCGCGCCTCCGGTTCGCATTCGGTGCCGTTGGCCATGGCCGCACTGACGAAGTGCGGCGCCGGCTCGCCGGTCAACCGTTCCGTCACGAGCTCGGCCATGTAGTTTTTGCGGCCAGCGGTGAAACCACCAGAGCGGGTGACGGCCACGATGTCATGGACGCGACTTGCCGTCACCCGCCCGCAGCGGGCTTGTTTCCATTCTTCTGTGCCCTGCTGCAGTGTCATTGTGCCGCCTCCTGCGCAGTTGTGCGTCGAGGCTTCCGGCGCCGGTCGCTCTCGGCCCGACGTTTGGCGCGCGCTACGTATTGAGCGGCAACGAGAGCCGTGCAGTGTGGGCACAAGATGCGGCGTTTATGCTTGCCGACCATTTCGATAAAGTAGGTGAGTGGCCAGCCCTTGCATTCGTCGCAGGTGATCATGAGCCAAGCCCCGCTTTGAAGTTTTTGATCTTGGCCACGATGTCCACATACTTGCGGCGGGGTACTTCGGTCAGTTCGTCATATCCAACGGCCCGCACTAGTTTTTGAACCCATGCCTTAGTGTAATCTTCTTCCGTAACGTCGCGCGGCCGTGTTGCGTATATCTCGCGCGCGCTTTCCCAGATGTCCTCTAATTCTTCGAACGTCAGCAGTTCACCGGTGCCGTTGCTTGGCAACTGCGGCCCCTTGTTTGGGATGTCATCAACCTCGGTTTCATCGAGAAGGCCTAAACCGCTGATTGACAGCGTGACACGGCGCTTGGCCTTGGTGACGGCTTTCAGCACAGCATTGGCGCGATCCTCACCGTGTAGGCTCGCGGGGAAAGCCACCACGCCAAGGTCTTCGTCGGTGCGGCCGGTGCTGTCCTTGGCGCGAACATGGACGGTCAGCAGCCCGTCCTGCATTTCCTGCGATACGATCTCGACGCTGATGCCATTGAGCTTGCGCAATTGGTCGGCGGCATCGCGGCGGGCGTAGAGCGTGAGCTTGCCCTTGAGCGTGATGTATTCGAATGGTTTGGTCAGCGGGTTGAGCCCGAGGCTTTTGCAGGTTTCGGTGTAGTAGCGCGTGCGTTCCTCGGGCGTGAGTTTGCTCAAGTCGCCCTTGAGCAACACCGCTTCCATGATCTCGCCGGCGGCAGGAGCCTTGACGGGGACGGTCATCAGTATCCCCCCGCCTGTTCGGTGAAGCCGTCGCTGTCCATGCGTTCGGCGTCCTTGCGGGCCTGCTCAACCTGCTCGCGCAACTCCTTCACGCGCTCGCGGTCCAACGGCATGCCCATCCCGTACTCTGCGATTTCGAGACGGAGTTGCAGGCGGCGGAAGTGCTGTTTCGGGGTCATGACCGCACCACTTTCAGGCCGCGCTCGCGGCAGAAGTCATGCGCGTGGGCTTCGGTCATGTAGGCGCGGGGCGCAGGCCGGGAGAAGTTTCCGTGATTGGCCCAAGTGACCAGAAAGTAGGTTTTGCCGTTGATGCTGGTCTTGGGGGTGATCTTCGCGGTTCCGAGTTGCATTGACGTTCTCCATTGCTCCAATGCAACGGAGACTACTCCACACGGTGTGGGGTTGTCAAGCCATACATCAGCCGGGCGAAGAGAATAATTGCAACCGGCCGTCCCCAACGTCTCGTAACATTTTGTGACAGTGGTGGTACGGAGCGGTGGCTACACAAAAACGACATGTGCGTTAGCGTGGGCGTGCTGGCCCACGTTCAACCACGGTACTGAAAGGGGACGCTCGATGGGACAGGCAATGCCAGAAGACTATGACGCGCCGACGGCCGCAGATGACGCCAATCTGGCCATGCAGCTGGTTCTACAGCTGCCCCACGACGCGCGCAGATCGCATGCCGTCATTTCGGCCATGCGCCGGTTAGTCGAATGGAAATACGACGAGGAGAGCCCCCCGCCCGGGGTTCATTTTTTGGCGGATTTCAGGCGCCGGGTCAGCGATTGAGGCTCATTGGCGCTTTCTAGGATGATCCGCTGGATTTTCTCGCGCAATTCCGGGGGCAGGTTGACCATCTGCCCCTGGTAGACCCAGTCGAGTGATACCCCCAGGGTGCGGGACAGCGCGAGCGCGTGATCGATCGAGATGCGCCGGTTGCCGGCCTCATAGTTCCCCCACGCCTGTCCGCTGCTGATTGCTCCCACCAGCCGCCCCATCATGACCTGGGTCAGCCCCAGCGCCCGGCGCGTGAGTTCCAGCCGGCGGCCGATCTCGGCAATAGATGTAGGGTCTGACGGTGTGCGGACCATGACCCCTTGTGTCTCCCAACACAGTGACGGGTGTCAACTACCTCCCGATTGGCATCGGCCCCCGCCCGGCTGAGTATTGACAACTCTTCGAATTGTGGGGTATGCCATAGCATGCCCGACGAAATCCGCAAACGATTTGCCGCGATGGCCATCGACAAGCTCGGGGGGTCCACCGAGGTCGCGCACCTGCTCGGCCTTGACGAGCGCGTGGTCAGCAACTGGAAACGCCGCGGCCTTCCCCCGCATACCCATCACGCACTGCCGCCACTGCTGCGCGAACTCAGGATCGATGCGCCCCCGGACATGTTCGGCCAGCTCATGATCCTGCG